CAATTGCACTACATAATGATTTTAATTGTTGTTCATCTAATTCTATATTATGGCAATGATTCCAGTCTTTAATGTCTGTATTCGCTAAAATCCAAGCCTTTAAGTCTTCTTTTGTAAAATCTTTTCAAATATAACTTGAATTATTCATGCATTTTACCTCAAAAAAATATACTTCCCATCCTTCTAAATCACAAATCCAACTTTAATTATCCTATTTTGACTAAATCAATTTCGACCCTTATACTATAATGTAATTTTAGAAAGGAAATTTATTAATGATTATAAAAGCCTATAATGAGAATCATCCATATCTTTTTTTCATAGACCTGGAGTTCTTTAATACAAAAGATAGCACTAATCATCTCGTTCAATTTGCTGGACTTCTTTTTAAACGCATTGACATTGATACATACCAACTAATGCGCAGTTATAATCAATATGTAACTGAACAAGTTTGTTATCCTTTTGCTGAATATACATCAATTACAAATAATTTCCTTTCAGAAAATGGAATACCATTAAGCGACCTTATTGCGACAATTCAAGATGACCTAGAGATAATTCCTCTAAATGAATTGCTTCTTATAAGTCATGGCCTCAAGAATGACCGCATTGTCCTTACAGAAGCGGGTTTCAATCTTAATACCTATAATGACCAACCAATTGATGGCTACTGCACATTCACGAATGCACGCCGCATTTTGAAGCGCAATGAGCATTTAACTCTTACAGACCTCTGCGAAGAAGCCGGTTATTATTTACATCACGCACATAATGCTTATAATGATGTTTGGGGCGAAGTCGCTGTTTTTACGTATCTCAGGAAAGTTGAAGAACAGGAGAAAGAAAATGTTGTTCATTAATTTAGTAGACAATAAAATTATTAAAGATTTTAAATATACAACAAAAGAAATCAGCGCTACGATTAACTTTAATAGCGCTGTTTCTGAAGCTAAAAAAGCTTTTGAAACCGCATTATCTCAAATTATATCCCAAGACCCTTTAGCAGTTCATTATATTGTCGATATTGAAGGTGAAGGTAACGCAACAGATGAAGAAATAGTAAACTTCTTATCTATTGTTAACGTTGGATGCGCGGTTTTCTTCGGTTTATTAACTCAATCTGATAGAAGAGAACGTGAATGGCGTTTAGATGTTCCTTCAAATTTAATGGGTATAAAAACTAGTCGTTCTTTAATGAAAAAAGCCGTTAATTATAAGACAGTAAATGATGTCTTTAATTTTACGATTAAATATAAAGATTTATTCTTTACTTTATGCGATGAAAAGGAGGACTCAAAAGATGATGCTACCAAGTAGATTATTAGAGTTCTATACAGATGGAGCTTTCTCCTCTAAAACTGAAATGGGCGGTTGGGCCGCGATTTGTCTTGAAGACGGGCAAATTATTGATGAAAAGACAGGATATGAACCATATTCCACGAACAATAGAATGGAAATTATGGCACTTTTATCCGCACTTGAAAACATTAATACAATTCAAACACGCTTTACAAAAGTAAAAATCTATACCGATAGTGCCTATGTTGAACGCACTTTCAATGATAAATGATATGTTACGTGGTTAAAAAACGGATGGCGCACTTCTGACCGCCAACCAGTTAAAAACCAAGATTTATGGGGAAGAGTTATTGCCCTTTATATTAAGTTAAAAGAAAAATTCGATATTGAAATTATTCGAGTCAAAGGACACGCAGACAATAAATGAAATATTTATGTTGATGCGCTTGCAGTCCGTGCTCGTCAGGAGTTGGAGGATTAATTATGAAGATTTTAGTTTTAATGCCTTTAGATGAAAAAAATACATATATGGGCGTAGGTGTCTATAAAGGACTAACTGCGCATGCTAAAGATAATTGCTTTTCAATGCCTTCTTTCATGGACTATACAATAGTTACAAAGTTAGCAAAGAATTGAGAATACGCGCTTTTTTACAGTATTTTAAGCGCGGAAAAAGTTTATGATTTAGCAGAAAAAGAAAAGAATGATTTAATTATTATTGGCAACATGCCTAAGAAATATAAGTTTGATTTAATTGTTAATTTTCAAGACTTAGTTGAATCTTTACCATATGAAGATAAATTTGTTGAAATGATGAAGAAAAAAGTTGAAGGAGACGACAATTTAACTTCAATGCTTGATATGTATACAAATGAAGATTCAAAACTTTCTATGCATAATGCTTTGGCTACAGCCGATTTCTTATCCAAATATATTGAAACCGATCCACATCTTGAAGATATTGAAGCTGATTATGAAAAGAGATTAGAAGAATGGAAAAAATCACTAGAGCCAACAACTTTACATTAAAATTAGATAAATTAGATGAGTCACAATATAAGGTTGTCACTTCCAAGAGTGATAATATTTTAGTGCGCGCACCTGCTGGCTCTGGAAAAACTTTCTCAATATTAAGTGCGGTTTCAGCCTATCGTTTTGAGAACATAAATGATAGAATCTGCGCGATCACCTATACTCGCGCAGCCCGTGCTGAAATGGAAACTCGCCTTCAACAAATGGGTATCTTTGATGTTGATGTTACTACAATCCACGTATGAGCCCGCACATTACTTAATGATTTCGCAATTAAATACGGGTTTAAGATTAAAATACTTCAAGAAGGGCAAATTAAATCAATTCTTCAAGAGTTAGTTGATGATTATATAATTCATTCAAAGATTAAAAATATAAATATTGATATTCTTTATTCTTTTATTAGCGGAAATAAGAACATGGATATCAAGGATAATTATAAGAGAACTCTTGTGGCGCTTGAAAACAGATATATTCGTTACAAGAGAGATAATTTACTTTATGATTTCACAGATTATCCTCTTTACCTCTATAATGTTCTCAATACTTATGACGAGGAAATAAATAATATTGATGCGCTTTTTGTCGATGAATATCAAGATGTCGATGAAGTGCAGTTTGAATTATTCCAAAAGGTTAATGCTAAAAAGAAATTCTTCGTTGGAGATCCTTGGCAATCAATCTTCTGTTTTAGAGGTGCAGATGGTGAAGTATTCGATAAGACAGAGGACTTTGAAGAATATAAGTTAATGTGTAATTATAGAAGTTATCAAGAGATAATTGATTATGCCACTACTGTTTATCTTGAACAGCGCGAAAATGCAATGATGGAAGAAGATTGCTATATCACTGAAATTATGTGAAAAAGGGCTAGTGCAATTAATTGCGCTCGTGGTCCTGGTGGTAGTGTAACAGTCGTCAATCCATTTGGTAGAAGTATTAAAATGGAGAACGGCATTGAACACAAAATTAACTTGATTGAAGAGTTTAAAAAGTTTATGAGTAATAGACCTATGATTCTTTGTAGAACTAACAAACAAGTTAAATACATTACTGATGCGGGATACTTTGAGGCTTCGACAATTCATCAGGCTAAAGGTCTTGAATATAAGAATGTAATCGTTATTGATACAACTATTAGTTGTACTGAGGATTTGAATATTGCTTATGTTGCGCTAACTAGAGCTGAAGATAACCTGTTTGTCGTAAACTGGCAGCAATTTGAACTTTTATTCAATATGTACATTCATTAAAAGAAAAGTGCGAGGATAACTAATTTGATTTTCATTTTGAATCAAAATTAATTCGAAAATAACAAGTTAATCAATTTGGTAGTCTGGTACTTGACAAAAGGAAATTTATATCCTATAATATCTTTAGATATATAGGGATAGTTAATTAATTGATAAATAACAACACCTATATAGGTGTTTTTATTTTTAAAAGAAAGGATTACAGATGAACGATTATAATGAAAGTAGTATTGTAACCTTAGGCTACCGAGAGGCTATTCGTCAATCAATCGGTATGTATATTGGCAATAACTCTCTTGAAGGTATGCAACATCTTCTAACTGAAATTGTTGCGAACTCAATGGATGAAGCGGCCGCAGGTTATGGAAAACTAATTAGAGTAGAAATCGACAGAAGCCAAAATAGCGCATCTGTTATAGATAATGGTCGTGGCATTCCATTCCACAAGAAAGAAAATGGAGAATATGCAATCGTAGAGATGTGCACAAATCTTCATTCAGGTGGAAAGTTTGAAGGTCAAGGCAACTATAAATCATCACTCGGACTTCATGGCGTTGGTGCTACTGTTACTAATGCGCTTTCTTCTGACTTTATAATTGAAGTTTGGAGAGATAAAGAACATTGTTTCTTTGAAGTCTTTGATGGAGATATTTTGGATCCAGATATCGAGCCATATAAAGGCACTCGTCAAGGCACTACTATTACTTTTGTGCCTGATAAGGCCGTTTTTGGCGATTTAAAATGGGACCTCGAAAAAATAAAAGAAGAACTCCAACTCCACGCCCTCTTAAATAATGGTATTACTTTTGAGTTAGTTGAAAAGAATGGCGAAAAAGTTTTAGGAACTTGGAAATACTTTTATACAAATGGCATTAAAGATATGCTTAAAATTAAAAGCGAAGGCTTAAATATGATTACAAATCCTGTTTACTTCGGAACTCATGTTGTTCTCGATACAGGAGAAGAATGCGATGTAGATATGGCTTTTGCTTATTGTGATAAAGGATGTGAAACCATCTATTCATTCGTTAATGGTGGTTATACGCCAAACGATGGAACTCACGTCACAGGTTGGAAAACAGCCTATACTTCATTGATAAATAAACTCGCTAGAGATCAAGAAGTATTAAAGGATAAAGACAAAAACTTAAGCGGCGATATTGTCCGTAAAGGATTAGTGCTCGTTTTATCAATAAAAATGGCATGCCGCGCAATGTTCGCCGAGCAAACAAAAAGAACACTCAACTCGCCGCAAGCCAGAACATTCTGTAGCAAGGCAGTTGGTCAATTAGTTCTTCAACCAAAAGAAATCAAACAAATTTTAGATAAAATTATGATTGAGCAAAAAGCCGAAGAGGCCGCTCAAAGAAAGCGTGAAGCCCAAGAAAAAATCGCGCGTGGTGGAAAGTCAATGAACTCACTCAAAGACTTGCCGGAAAAACTCGCAGATGCAAATGACTTCACAGACGCGGAAATCTTCTTCTGTGAAGGTGACTCAGCTGCTGGAAACGCCAAGATTACTAAGAACCTTGGTCAAGCCATTATGCCTTTACGCGGCAAGGTATTAAATACAACCTGTAAAGAATTGGCAGATGCAATTAAATCTGATACAATTAAAGATATATTAACTTGTCTTGGTTGCGGCATTGGAGATCACTTCAATATGAATAATCTTCGCTATAATAGAATTATCTTTATGGCTGATGCCGACCCAGATGGAGGACATATTAACCTTCTATTAACAACTTTATTCTTACATCACTTACCAGAGTTAATTAAAGCGGGTAAAGTTTATGCCGCCACACCACCTCTTTATAAAACAACAAATGGTAAAGAAGTATTGTATTGGTATCCAAGTGATGAAAAAGAATACAAGAAATATATGAGAAATCACAGAAATGCGATTTCCAACCGTTTCAAAGGTTTAGGTGAAATGAATCCAGATGAATTATACTCAACGACAATGGATCCAGAGAACAGACATTTAGTTCAACTTACAACCGAAGATATGGAAAAAACTCTTGCCCTTTATAATCAATTAATGGGCAAACAACCAGCTCTCAGAAGAGAGTTCATCTTAAAGAACAAACTATCAAAGATTGATAGTGATGATTCTTACGATGATTATACAGACGCAGACGATGAATAAGGAGAATAATTATGCCAGAAGAGAAACAAATTCGTGGTTGGAAAGATGTGCAAATCACTCCAGATATGCCGCTTTCAGCAATCGTCCACTTCGCAAACATTCTTAACCAACGTCTTGTAACAGTAGAAGATATTTTGAAAGTTGATGGTAAAACATTAACTGAAATCTATGCTGAACAAGCCGAACAAGAACGTGCAGAAATGGAAAAACAAATGGCCGAAGAACTAGCCAAGAAAGAAGAAAAATAATGAGCACAATTGATGAAAGAAGTAAACAAGACTTCCTTATTTACGCCAATAGCGTCATCAAAAGCCGTGCAATCCCAAGCGTAGAAGATAACCTCAAACCAATTCATAGACGTATTTTATGGTCTATGTATGAGAGTAAATTCTACAATAATAAACCTACTGTAAAAAGTGCCAAGGTTGTAGGAAACGTCATGGGCGCATATCACCCACATGGCGATTCTTCAATCTATGAAGCAATAGTAAGATTAAGTCAATGGTGGAAACTCCGTTATCCATTAGTTGAAATGCAAGGTAACTGCGGTAATATCCTCGGGGATGGTGCCGCGGCTTCAAGATATACAGAGTGCCGATTAAGTGAAATCGGTATGTTTATGCTTGAAGATATCGGCATGAACTGTGTAGATACAAGACCTAACTTTGATAACTCTTGCACCGAGCCATGCACGTTACCATCAAAGTTCCCGTATCTTTTATGCGGAAATAATAGTGGTATTGCTGTTGGTATGGGTTCTGATTTAGTATCTCATAACTTCACAGAGGTTATGGGTGCAATTCAATTCTATATGGAACATAAAGATTGTTCTATTGCGGATTTAATGCAATTCATTAAAGGCCCAGACTTCCCAACAGGCGGAATCATTATGAATGGCGAAGAACTACTTGATATCTACACAAGAGGTCAAGGAAGTGTTAAAGTTTATTCACATTACGATATTGCGAAAAAAGGCGCAAAAACTTTGGTTACATTTCACGATATTCCATATGGAGTAGATATCGACGATGGTATTAAGAAACCATTAAAGAAGCTGGTTTTAGATGATGGTTATGATGTCTTTGAGGATATTAGCGTCCTTAAAGCCGGTGACCGCAACTTCGATATCACAATCACATTAGGAAAAGATGCGAATGTTTCTAAATGTTTAGAAGTATTGTTTAATAAAACTAAACTCGCTTCATCAATTAAGATTAACCAAAACTTAATTGTTAATGGCGAACCACGTGTTCTTTCATTGAAACAAATGATTGAATATTGGGTAAATTATAGAAGTCATTGTATCGAAAGAGTCGCATGGACTGACTATGCCGATACAAATCATAAACTCACAGTCACTATTGGTTTACAAAAGTGCATGAGTGATATTGATAAACTTATTAGCTTAATCCGTAATGCCTCAGACAGAACTGCGGCAAAAACTGCGATTATACAAGCCTTTGAACTTAACGATGAACAAGCCGAAGCCGTCCTCAATATGAAACTTTCAAGATTGAGTCGTCTTGATTTGGCTGAACTCGATAAGGACAAAGAAGATTTAGAAAAAACTCTCGCTCAAATCAAACATATTATTGACGATGAAAGCGAAAGATATAAAATCATTGTAAATGATTTACAAACAATTAAGAAAGTTCTTGGAAAAGATGAACGTTTAACTGAAATTCACTATGCGCGACCAAATGCCACCGCAGATAAACCAGTAGTCAAACAAGAATATAGGATTACAACAAATGGAATTGATAATAATTTGAATCCTAGTGATGTGGGCGCTCTTATAGACGTAGTCTTTGCCTACGGAATGGAGGACATCCTAGGTTATAATAAGGAAGGAGAAATTTCTCCTGTTCAAGCTTCTGCCGGTTATATCGGAGCTTGCGTAAAAGATAAGAAAGAAAAATTTGTCGCTGTCACAAAGAATGGCAACATCAAAGTTTCTCTCGCATCTGAATACAAGTTCAATAAGGCAGAAGAGAAAGTTATCAAACTCAAAGAAGGCGATGAACTTGTATTCGCGGACTTCTGTTCAGATTCAGACTTCTTAATGTTGTTTGACGGCAATCAAAATGTATTAAAATTATCTATTGCTGATTTAACAGTTGCATCTAAGATGACCGTTGGTGTTAAATCAGGCTTTGCGTCAATTGCGGCCGCAGCAGTGGTAAGTGACAGTGACATTTTACTCTTTGTTACAAAAGATAACAAGGGTAAATATACTTCTGTTAAAGACTTCTCAGTCGATAATAGAGGCAATAAAGGTCAATTAGTCACTGAAGGCACTGTCTGTATGCGCCGATTCGACAGCGGACGTGAGAATATCTACCTAGTTCCAAAACAAGGAAAACTATTTACTGTAGCAAGAAATAAGATTACTGTGAAGGGTCGAACTGCTATGGGAGCGGTATTAACTTCTCGCGCCGTCTCGAGAATAATTTAGAAAAAAATATTGACCAAGCAAAAAAGATATGATATAATAGTTTATAAAGATTTGAAGCCACACAAACTTTATAAAAGCATTTATAATAAGGAGAATTAAATGGAAATTACATTAACAGATAATGGCAAAAGAGTCTTAAGCTTTATGCAAGCTCATGATGAAACTTTAGTCGGAAAAGACATGATTGAGATGACAGGTATTAAAGGTATCTATCCAGTTCTCAACTCATTAATTAAACACGAATTAGTCGAAGCTGGTGAACCAGTTGTCAGACCATTCACCAATAATAAAGGTGAAACAAAAGATAAGGAATATAAAACTTATCGCTTAACCGATGCCGGTAGAGCATTCAGTATCTAATTAAATTAATCAAATTAAACTTGTGGCAAAAGAAAAATTTTAAAGCAAAAGGAAAAGAAAACTCATGGATTTATTAAGAACAAACTCATTCAAAATCGTAGGCAGATTATCAAGTGTCGATATGAGACCAGGTAATCGCAAATCAGATGGCGCAGGATACATTTCAGGTTCTGCAGTAGTCATCTCAAACATTGGTGGTGCAGATAACACATTTGAGATCCGTTTCTACACTTCCCAAACCACAAAAGATGGAAAAGTCAGTCAATTATATAACTCATACTCAAAGATGAGTGAATTAGTTGGTAAGAAAGTCCAAATTGATGGTGAAATCAGAGAAAATCGTTTCTGGAGTAAGAGCACAAATCAAATGGCTTCAGCTCAACAATTAAGCGGACGTTTTGTTCGTGGTATGAGCGAAACAACAGTTGATGAAGCAACCTTCGAAATTGGCGGTTTTATCGTAGAAGAACTCAAAGAAAAATTAAATAAGGATAACGAAGTCTATCGTTACGATGTAGCAATCGGACAATCCAACTATTCTGGAAATATGATGTCTAAGTTCACACTTCACGTCAATCCTTCAGATAGAGAAATCATTAATGGTGTCCGCAACTACAAAGTCGGCGATACAGTCAGAGTTAATGGTGATTTAAACTTCATTGTTAAAGTTGTTACTTCAACAGCAAAGAATGAAGGTGGATTTGGTGAAGGTATCACAAGAACATTCACAAATAAAATCTCTAACTTCTTCATCCAAGGCGGATCTTCAGCAATCACAGATCCAGCACAAGGTTCATATCCAAGTGATGTCATTCGTTCATTAGTCTCTGCTTATAAAGCACATGACGTTGAATTAATGAACTCCGCAAAAGAAGGAAGTTCTGAACCTATTGAAGAAGCTCCAGCAGTAACTTCAAGACAAACAAGTTTAATTTAATAAACTTATAAATGGCATTAGGGCTCTAAGGCCCTTTTGCCGCATAATGTTTTATTCAGGAGTACAACATGGAACACGTAGAAAAGAAAAATAATTTTGAAATATTAAATAATATAAACTTAAAAGATAAAATTAAAGAAAAAATTGGATTATCTTATTTGAGTTGGGCAGATGCTTGGTCAGTTCTTAAAAAGAACTTCCCAGATGCAAGTTGGAAAGTCTATACTCGTAAGACAAAGACAACAACAACAAGAACCGTTGATGAAGGTGGAGAAAAAGTTTCAATCGTAACAGAATCTGAGGATGAAATCCCATACTTCACAGATGGTAAGACGGCATATGTTAAAGTTAGCGTAACTATTGATGACAGAGAAGAATGCGAACTTCTTCCTGTTATGGATAATAGAAATAATGCAGTTTCATTGTCTATGGTAACAATGACTGCGGTTAATAAGTCAATTCAAAGAGCATTTGTTAAAGCATGCGCAAGACATGGTTTAGGTCTTTATGTCTATGCTGGTGAAGATCTCCCAGAAGTAGAGAGAAAAATTATTGATTATAAAGCAATCGCAGATAATTGTGATAGATATCAAACAGTTGTCTTAACACAAGATGGCTTTGATACAATGAAGAAAAATGTTATTGATTTAGTTCAAGCAGCAGACTATGACGAAGCCACATCAAAGGCAATCACGGATTATGTTGTTAAAAATGCAAAAGGTAAGAGATTATCATTATTCACATTAGCTGAAGATAGTCAAAACTTACAACGTATCTATGCTTTTATTAATGAAGTAAAGAAACAATTAGCCGCACCAGTAAACAGTGGAAAATAAACCATATTCCAAACGAGATTTAGAAGAATTAATATGCGAAGTGATGGGCATTTCGTCCGTCACTCCGCTAATTCGTAAGCATATTAGCAGTTATGTATTGATTGATAATATGACTTATAAAGATATTGCCCGCTGCATCGTTTGGTACACAGAAGTATTTAAGGGTAAATGCGAGCCGGTTTATGGTTTGAGCTTTGTCCCTTCTGTTAAGGATAGAGCGGCTAAATATTTTAGGCAGTTGGAACTTGACCAACAAGCTCAAAAAGAACAGGCTAAGAAATTAGTAGAGTGTCAAGAAAGTAATATTATATTCAATATAAAGTCACTACAACATAAAAGGAGACAACCTAAGCAATTAGATATCTCTGAAATAGATGTTGAAGGAGAAAATAAATAATGATAAAGAAAGACTTATTCGACAACAATACGTCGTTATATGTCTTGAGTTGTTTGATGCATAAACCTCTTTTGTTACAAGATGAAAGGTATGCATTTGTAAAGACAGACTTCTATAAGCCTTTACAACAATTAGTATTCTATGCGGTCTTCAATATGGCTCAAAATGGTGTTGAGCGTATAACTCCGCAAGATATAGATTTATACTTAACTCAATATGAAAGTCAATATGAGTTTTATAAAAAAGAAAAAGGATATGAATTTGTAGTTCAATGTTACCAGTCCACAGAGGGAACAGATGAAAAACAATTCCAGACATATTATAATAGATTAAAAAAGTTCTCTATGTTAAGAGATCTTGAGGCAATTGGTTATGACACCAAGGAATTTTATGATACCGAAAAAGATCCGTTAAATAGGGATGCCGAAGATGAAAAGTTAAATAAGATGTCTTTAACCGATATTGTGAATAAGGTTAGAGAAAATCTTGTTGTAATTGAGAACAGACATATCGGCAAAGAAGATAGTACGTCACAAATTGCGTCTCAAGGCATGAGACAATTAGTCGCGGAACTTCAGGCGAATCCAGAAGTTGGTTTGCCTTTAGATGGAGAAATTATAAATTATGCGACAAGAGGTGCACGTCTCGGCAAATTATATACATATAGTGCACCATCTGGTGCAGGTAAAACTCGTTATATGGTTGGTAATGCTTGCGCGATTAGTATGCCATTTATTGATAGAAATGGTAAAGTCGTGTTAAGAGGAACAGTAGAAGAGGACGATTATCAACAAGTTCTTTACATCACAACCGAGCAAAAGGCAGATGAAATCCAAACAATGATTTTGGCTTATGTCAGCGGGGTTAATGAAAAGAATATCTTATTAGGTAGTTTTAGTCCAGATGAATTGGAGAGAATCCAAAGGGCATTAGATATCATTGATAAATATGGCAAGAATATGATTTTGGAGGTAGTTCCAGATCCAAGTATTGCAATGATTAAGGCGATTTTAGCTAAATATATTGTTCAAAATAATGTAGAATATATCTTCTATGATTATATATTTAGTAGTCCAGGATTATTGAGCGAGTTCAGAGACGTTCAAGTCCGTGAAGACGTCGCATTAATGATGTTATCAAATAGTATTAAAGAAGTCGCAATGAATTATAATGTATTCATTCAAAGTGCGACACAATTAAATGATGGTTGGAGTAAAAAAGAAATAGGTTTAAGAGATCAAAACTGTATCCGTGGTTCTAAAGCTATCGCAGATAAAATTGATATTGGTATGATTGGTGTCAAGGTTTGTGAAGAAGAGAAGAAACAAATCGAAGCGTTCTGGACCGAACTTCAAAAGTCTAATCCGTCAAAGTATACACATGAACCTAATATTGTTATAGACATTTATAAAAATAGACGTGGAGAATTAAATGGCGTTAAAGTATTTAGATACTTTGATTACTCAACTTGTAGATGCCAAGATTTATTTGTAACAGATGCAAGTTATAAGACAGTCAGTGAGATCGGACAACTTCAATATGATCAAAGACCATTTGACTTCTTAGATTTGAAAACTAAGGGGGTAATCTAATGGATTTTAAAGAACTAAGAGATCAATTGTCCGATGAAATGATAAAGGACATTCTCGCGCAATTTAATGTTGAACCAGTAGAAGAAAATGAAGATTCAATAACTTTCCCTACCTGCTGTCATAATCTTGAAGGCGGTAGTCCAAAGTTAATTTATTATAAAAATACAAAATTATTCCATTGTTACACAGAGTGCGCCGCGACATTCGACATCTTCACATTATTACAGAAGATGTATCATTTGCGTGGACAAGAGATTACTTTACTTCAAGCAGTCTCAATTTGTGACTTGGATCCATCCTCAATTAATGTCGAGAATAGAGCACTCAATGCTTTAGATGATATTAGATATATGCAAACGTTAAATAATGTATATATCGGAGACATTAATGCGGAGTTTAAGACATATGATAAGGCTATTCTTAAGAGGTTTAGTTTTGATTATATGGGCTTAATGCCTTGGATTGAAGAAGGCATTAGTATTGAAGCGTTACAAAAGTTCAATATTAGATGGGATTCATTCCGTCAGGCAATCGTTATCCCTAACTTCAATTTTAATGGCGATTTAATTGGTATCAGAGAGAGATATTTTAGACCAGAAGATACTAAAAAAGGTAAGTATAGACCTTTGTATGACCAAGGGACATTATATAATCACCCAACTGGTCGCACATTCTATGGTATCTATGAGAACCGCAAAAATATTGAAAGAAAAAAGATGGCGATTATATTTGAAGGAGAAAAATCTTGTCTTAAGTATGGGTCGATATATGGAAACCAAAATAATATATCACTCGCAACATTGGGGCAAAATATTACAAAAGACCACATCCAGTATCTGTTAAAGATGAAAGTATCTCATGTCATTCTCGCATATGATAGTGATTATGAGGACTACAAACAATTAGCAGAAGTTGAAGCAAAATATATTGAAAAAGCGAAAATATTATCTCCTTACTTTAATGTAAGCATACTTATGGATTATGACTTCGAGTTGCCATATAAGAGTAGCCCGATCGATGGAGGTAAAGACATATTTGAGCACATTTTAAAGAACAGGAGAATTGTATAAATGAATAGAATAGAATTAAAAGTAAATCATTTAGTTAAAAATACATCATCTGCGAATATCTACCATGGCAAAAATATTAGCTATATTGCGCAGTATCTTTTAAGTCTCGGCATTAAAGAAAGGGATATCCCTAGTTTTATTGAGAGACCAAGAGATGAAGATGAAGATCATCCAGAAGACCTTCTCAATATGAAAACAGCTTGTGAAACCGCCTGGTCCGAGTTAATTCATGGAGCAAAAGTCTTCGTAGTAGTCGATAGTGATACAGATGGTTATACATCAAGTTCAATTTTAATTAACTACTTAAGAAGAAGATTCCCTTCTACTGATATAAAATATGCTCTTCATCCAGGCAAAGAACATGGTATTGTTTTAGAAGATATCCCAGAAGATAGAACATTAATCTTTGTTCCTGACGCCGGATCAAACAATATTGAAGAACAAAGAGCATTAGTCAGTCAAGGTAAAACTGTTATTATTCTTGATCATCACGATATCGAAACAGAAGAGAATACTGGCGCTATTATTGTTAATAATCAATTTAGCCCTTATTTCTCAAATAAAAGTATGAGTGGTGCAGGAATCGTTTATATGTTCATCAAAATGATGGATGAACTTTATTTCCCATCAGAGGCAATTTACAAGGATTATAGAGATTTAGCCGCAATCGGAATTATCGCCGATGCAATGAATATGACTACTCTTGGTAACAACTTCTTGGCTTTCCATGGACTTAAAGGTATCCGCAATCAATTTATTAAGGAAGTCGCAATTAAACAAGCTCATGGAATTAAAAATCCTAATTGTTTAACTAAAATAGATGTCGCTTTCTATATCGCACCTATCATTAATGGTGTTATTAGAAGTGGCGAACCAGAAGATAAGATAATGGTATTCCGCGCGATGAGCGAAGAAGGTAATACTGAAGATTTTGTCCGCACTTGGCGTGGAGTTGAGTATCATGAAACACTTTATCAATGCGCTGCACGTTTAGCCGCGAACGCAAAAGGAAGACAAGATGCTAGTAAGAAAAAAGCATTTGAATGGCTTTGCGGGAAAATTAAACAAGAAGGGCATGATAAAGATAATATTATTATTGTTACATTAGATGATGCAGAAAGTAAAAAAGTTACGCCAACATTAACAGGTTTAATCGCCATGGAACTTGTTAAAGAGTTCAATAGACCTGCTCTTGTTTTAAGAAAAACAACTTTTGAAGGAGGACATCAACTTTATGGTGGTAGCGGACGTAATGGAAACTTCTTTGGATTAAGTGACCTTAAAACTTTCTTACATAAGGTCGGAATTACTTATGGTGAAGGACATGCTAATGCATTTGGTGCGTTCTTAACTGCCGAAGAAGTCGAAAAGGTTAGAGAAGTAGCGAATAAAACTTTAAATCCAGAAACCTTTGAAAATGTATACGAGGTTGATTATATCTTCAAAAATAATTGGGACATAGATGATGAAATGCTTTATCAAATGGCATCTTATGATGACTTATGGGGCAATTCATTGCCGCAACCTAAGTTTGCATTTACAATAGATTTCAATAAGACAGATGTTCTTATTATGGGTAAAGACAAAAGCTCAATTAAAATTAAATGTAATGGTATTGACTTCGTTGCTTTTAAAAAAGCTAATCTTGCCCAAAGATTATTGGGTATGCCTGCGGGAACCGCGCACATCGTCGGTCGTCCGCAACTCAATGAATGGAATGGAAACTTTAATATTCAAGTTATGATTGATGACATTGAAATTGAAGAGCGTGAAGCCATTCCTCAAACAAAAACTTTATTTGATTTAATTTAGGAGAAAAAATATGAGTAAAAAAGATTTTACTACAACGTGTACTGGTAGCAATTACACTTTTTATGAAAATACTTGCAAACATCGTTTACCATGCGGAGTTTGCGAACTTACAAATCAAAAATGTCCACTTTGTTGGCAACCATGGTCACCATATCAACCATGGTCACCAAATCAACCATATATTACTTGGAGTACAACTACTGTAGGTGATTCTAAAATTGAAACAATTAATACTAACGACTTCAGAAGAAAGAGTAAATAATTATGAAAATGGAAGAATTTTTAAAGAAACATGGACTAGATTTTGAAGGCAATACAGTAGAAATGATGTTATTCTTCACATCTTTAGATAAACTTTATCTTGAATTAACTCCTGAACAATCAATAGAGTTAATTAAAGACTTCTATGATAATGCAGATGACATCTATAATGAACTACAAGAAATAGCTCAAAAATCTGTCGAAAGATTACAAGCGCTTTTTGGCAAAGATCCAGATGAAGCGCCTGAAGAACCTAAAAAGTTTGATGCATAAAAATAACTTGCACAATAGAAAAAGATTTAGTATAATAAATTAATTAGGAGAATCTATGAGAAATTATTGCACACTACATTGTCACTCTGAATATTCCAACATTAAAATTATTGATAGTATCAATCGTTTTGAACGAACTGTTGATTATGCTTGGGAAATCGGATTAAGTGGTGTAGCAATGACAGAACATGATTGTCTCAGCGGAACTCTTCAAGCATTAGATATATATAAAAAGAAATTAAAAGAATTGTGGGAATTAAAGTATCCAGTTGAATTTCCAGGATATGAAACTGCATCAATTGCTTTGGACTTCAAAGTAATGCTTGGTAACGAGATTTATTTAAGTGAAGAAGGATTAGATGAAATGCAGATGGATGGCAATCATCCAGTGCATTTTTGGCATTTAATTCTTATTGCGAAAGATGCGGAAGGATTTCATCAATTAAAACAATTAAGTAGTAGTGCTTGGAGAAGGGCATGGTTCAGAGGTATTTTAAGAACCCCAACTTATCCAAGTGACTTAATTGAATATGTAAAAGGTGGACATTTAGTATGTTCAACCGCATGTCTTGGTGGTTATGCTGCATGGTGTTGGAAGAAGTTAAGTAATCCAACTGACAGATTGCCATGGGAAATGGGCATTAACTTCCAAGAGAAGTTAGATAATCATTTAACCGCGATGCAAAATTTATTTGGTAAAGGTAACTTTTATATTGAACTTCAACCAAATGAAATTGGAAGCGATCAAAATGCATATAATGAATTTATGATAGAAAGATATTGGGGTAAATATCCTTTTATCTTCACTACTGACGCGCACTATTTGAATGTTGATGAACGTGAAACGCATAAAGCATTCTTGAACTCAAAGTCATCAAAAGATAGAGAAGTTGATGAATTTTATAAGTATGCATATGTTATGAGACAACAAGAGGTTCGCGATTTAATGCCATATGTTTCAGATGATAAATTTGAAGAAATGGTAGCAAACACAAATAAAATTAAAGATATGTGCAGATTTTATGAGCTTGAGCAAAAGCCAAAACTTGCGCACGTAGAATATGAACATTGGGATGAGTATGCGGATGACTTAGAAGTCTTTGCTGATGTTGATGAAGAAACTTATCCTAACTTTTATCATTATCTTCATACAGATAATAAGAGCGATAATTATTTGGCTCGTTTGGTCGCGCACGGATATGTTGAAAAGTATCAACAAGGTTGGACAGACGAAGTTTATTATAAAAGATTAGAGGAAGAATTTTGGACATTGAAAGAAGTCGGTGACAAAATTGAACAGCCAATGGCCGACTACTTTATCACAATGAACAAAATTATGGATTTAGTTTGGAATGAAGCTAACTCAATTAGCGGTCCAAGTCGTGGATCTGCGGGTGCATTATTAATAAATTATCTTTTGGGTATCACGCAAATGAATCCTGTTCAAATGGATTTGCCATTTGTTTGGCGTTTCTTACATCCATCTCGTCCTGACCTTCCTGATATCGATTTTGATACAGAGTCAGATAAACGTCTCGCGGTTTTTAAGGCAGTTCGTGATTATTTTAATAGTATCGGTGGTGACGTTATTAATGTCTGTACATTTGGTACGGAAGGAACAAAGAGCGCACTTAAGACAGCGGGTCGTGGATTGAAGATTGATGATGATACAATCACATATATAACTTCAATGATTCCTAACGAAAGAGGTTTTGACTGGACTTTAAGCGAATGTTATTATGGTAATGGCGACGATAAGAAGCCAATCAAAGCATTTGTCGATCAAATGAAAGAACATCCAAAACTTTGGAAGTTAGCACAAAATATTGAAGGTCTTATCACAAGACTTGGTGTTCACGCATCAGGTGTCGTTTGTGTCAATGGTGATTTTAATGATTATAATAGTGTTATGAAGACATCACACGAACAGTTAGTTACTTCGTATGACCTTCATACATTAGAAAGATGTGGTATGGTTAAATATGACTTTTTAACTGTATCCGCATTAGATAGAATTAGACAATGTATGAACTATATGTTGGAAGATGGCACAATGGAGTGGCAAGGTTCACTTCGTGCAACATATAATAAATATTTGTCGCCGCAAGTCTTAGATTATACATCTGAAGAAATGTGGGATATGGTCGGACGTGGAGAAATTAGTAGTTTGTTCCAGTTCGATACATTAGTTGGTTCTCAAGCAATTAAAAGTATTCAACCTCGTAGCTTGAACGAATTAGCGATTAGCTCATCGTTAATGAGATTAATGGGTGAGGGTGAGCTTCCACTTGAAAAATATGCTCGTTTTAAAAGAGTTCCACAGTTGTGGTATGATGAGATGCGCGCACATGGTCTCAATAAGGCAGAAATGTTATTATTAGAGAAGTATTTGTTAAAGAAAAATGGTGTTGGCGAGTCTCAAGAAGTGGTTATGCAAATGGTTATGGATCCGCAGATTAGTGGATTCGATATGAAAGAAGCCAATAAATTAAGAAAGACAATCGCAAAGAAACAATTTAGAGAAATTGAAGCAGTTAAAGATATGTTCTTTGAAAAGGGCAGAGCTTTAGGTGCATCAAATAATTTATTGAGCTATATTTGGTATGTGCAAATTAGTGCGCAGTTAGGTTATTCATTTAGTGAACTTCACACAACTGGTTATGCGCTTATCGCACTTCAAGAGATGAATTTAGCATATAAGTATCCGATTATTTATTGGAACTGCGCGTGTTTGTCAGTTGATAGTAGCGCGATTAATGCATCTGACTTTTATAACTTAATTGAAAACGATATTGTCGATGGTGACGCAGGCGAAGAAAAGAAAGCACAAAATAAAATTGATTATGCGAAACTTGCGACCGCATTAGATAAGTTTAGAACGGTTTGTAAGATTGAAATGCCGGATATCAATACATCAAGACTTTCATTCACTCCTGATGTAAAAGATAATAGTATTTTATATGGATTAAAAGGTATCACACGTATCACAGAACCAGTCATCAATGAAATTATGATTAATAGACCATTCACATCATTAGATGATTTCTTAAATAAAGTTCAAAAGAGAATTATCACAAAAGATAAAGTGATTAATTTAATTAAATGCGGTGCGTTCAATAAGTTAGAAGCAAAGACAACAAAAATGATTTTGCAGAACTATATTGCAAGCATCTGTGATATGAAGAAGAAATTAACAATGCAAAATGCAAATATGTTAATTGATTTACATTTGTTACCAGATGAGTTCGAGTATCAAAGTGATTTGTATAAACTCACAAAAGAATTAAGAAGAAATAGGGATCCTAACAAGATTTGGTATTGCGCGGACAGATTAGCGATTCCTACAAATAAAGTTGATTCTTGGAGACAAATCTTTAGAGATTCAGGTATCATCGGAGAAGAAATTGTTATTGAAGGTGAGCCAAGAAAAGTCCTTAGTAGTAAACGTTGGGATGTTTTCTATGAAGGACAAATGAATAAAATTAAAAAATATATCACAGACAATCATGATGAATTATTAAAGACATTAAATGAAAGATTGTTCCACGATGAGTGGGAAAAGTATTGTTCAGGTGATAAACTTCAATGGGAATTAGATAGTATTAACTTCTACTATACAGATCATCCATTGAGAAAGGTCATCAAACAATTGCCATATGCGGTCAATAGAGTCGATAGTATCATTGAAGGTGCGCAAGATGGTAACTTCTTAATTAAGGGAAAAGAAATCCCAAAAATGAAGTTGTATACAATCGCGGGCACAGTCATCGATAGAGATAGAACGAAAGGTCTTGTAACCTTACAATGTCCAGATGGTGTTGTAAACTTAAAGGTTTATAAAGATTTATTCGCGACAATGATAGCAGTTGCAGGTGATATTGATGAGGAAGGAGAAAAGGATATTGAACAAGATAGTTTCTTTGAAAAAGGTGTCCATTTATTGGTCACAGGTATTCAAAGAGGAATGACCTTTGTACCGAAGGTATACAAAAATACTGGCAGAAAATCTATCTTAAGAATTATTTTGGATGAAGAAGGTGACTTTGTTGAATTGGAGGAGAAAAAAGATGCCTAAAAATAAAACGTTAGATAGTACTGTTAAAAAATCAAAGGTTAAAAGCATAGGTGATTTCGTTAAGAAATATACTGCAGTTGCTCATATTGGCGATTTGCATATAATGCTTTCTCGTGTTAAGTTCACCAAAAGACAAATTAAAAACTACAAGAAACATTTTAATATTGACGTAGAGAATTTGGAGGATAAGAAAGATGCCTAAACCATGGAAAGAATATCATAAGGAAAGAGCCGATCTTGAAAGAAAAGAGACTTTAGCAACAGTTCGACAGGTGCTTCAATTAGTTAAAGTTTGTGCAGAAGGTTCTACTAATTTTGAAGAATTTGTAAAATTATTAAACAATGCTATTGTTCGAGTGGAGGAGAAAATGGATGCCTAGACCACTATATAAATATCACCATGACGATCTTGCGAGAGTAGTTTATTATTATACCATATGGCAAAATGTCGTTTGGCCTGATATTAGTAAATTAATCTGCATCGTAGGCTCTGAACTTGTCGCTAAAGCTTTCTGTCAAGCCCATCCAGAGTATTATTATAAAGAAGAAATGGAGATAGTAGAATGCGAGGACATACGAGAGTAACAATTTGGGATTTAGACTATTACTATTCAAAAGAAAAGGTGAATTGTTTTAATCCTGACGTTATGAAGATATCCAGTTTTCATAAACAAAATGGAGACGCGGTTAACTTCGTTTTGAAGGAAGATGATATCTATCGTCCTTATGATATTTACTATATAGTTAAGGAAAATAAAAAGACGAAGAACCCGCCAATCGAATTCTTCACTAATCCTAAAGTTAAATGGTGGGGAGATGCGTTCCGAATGAGAATAAATTGGCGCATGAGTCCTGCCATGATGGCTTGCCGACCAGATTATCTACTCTATCCAGAAAAGAATACCAAACTAGAGCGAGCCGAACAAATAAGATTATTAGACGATCATGGCAATATGTTGCCGCTGGTTCAAGATTGGACCAATGCATTCTCAAACAAGAGAGCTATTGTGACAGATAGAAATCTATGGACTTCTTCAAATAAGGTTATCAAAAAGGTATTAGATAAACTTCAAGAAGTAAAAAATGTTACCTTTTTTGAACCAATCTGGATTCAAAAACTAGTAGTTGATCAAAATATCTTTGAAAAGTTTATGAACCTTAATCTAACTCCTGGCTGTAATCTACAGTGGCTAGAAATAAATATGGAAGATTATGATGCGGCCGCGGAGGTCGTTGAAGAAATAAAGCTTCGAAAACCGCATATTGCCCTTGGACCTCTGAGAGTGCGTTTTTACGCCCCGGACCATTGGATAGAACGAGAGAACGCCCAATTGGACTTTACTCGACTTAAACAAATAATTGTAGATGCCAAGAGAAGAAAAGTTGCAGTAGAGATTAAGATGATTCAAAGTCGTCTTGATACTCCTTACTTCTTCTTATTTGAAACTCTTGCAGATTGGACAAAAGAAGACTTCAGGTTAAGTTGGCTTGAATACATCACGAAGAAATACGGACGCGGACTGCAATTCGACCGCGATGTAATGTTCTGGTCAAGACCTCAAGAATGGAAGGAAACCTTTAGAGATTTATTAAGACAAACATGAGAAGACAGCGAATTCCTGCTTACACAGTGGGGAGATAAGTCCATCTCAATCAATAATATACCATGAATGATATGAAAGGATGCGTTTAAAATAGGATTATAATATGAAATACAATAGAATAGCAGTTTTAGATACGGAAACAACAAGTGTATATTGGAACAGTGCGGCTCCAATTCAAATCGCCGCCTTGATTTGCGATAACAAAGGAAATATTATTGACTCTTTTAATGAACGCATTAAAACAACCCATAAGATCGATCCTGAGGCTAGTAAAGTAAATGGTATTTATGCAAAGGACTTAGTAAATTGCCGCAGAGAAAGTGAAGTATTGACTGACTTCTGTGAATGGATGAAACAAAACGAAGTTGATGTAGTTCTTACCTATAATGGAGAGGCTTTTGATAGACCAATGCTTCAATGCCGCGTTAAAGAATTAAAAATACCTTTTGATTACTTTGATAAGGATAAGTTTCCTGGCTTTGATGCAAAGGAGTTGGTGTTCACCGCAAAGAAAAAGGGGTTATTCGGACTCGATGAATTAGGCCGCAAATGGAAATTAACCCTGGTTGCTGAAAAGATGGGCTTTAATACAGAAGGAGCTCATGATGCTTTAGTTGATGTTATGATGCTAAAGAATGTGTTCTTTACATTAGACCCATTGATTAATCCAGACCATTGGAATAGTGAAACAAGCCTATTCTAATCCAAATAAAAAAGAACCATTAGGTTCTTTTTATTTTTTACCGTTCATGCCATTAAAGAAGCCAATTGATTGATCAATATATGCACTTAGCTTATCGAGGAAGTCATCAATATTAATTCCTGCTGCTTTTGCACCTTCTTTAACAATGCCGATAACCATGTCTTTTTTATTTGAGCTGTCAGAATGTTCTGCTTTTTGCATAGCGGCATCGGCAATAGCCATAAGAGTATTCCAATTTTCTTGAAAGGTTTTATTTTTGGCTGCTTTAAATGCTCCTTTGATTGCAAAGTAGGCTCCAATTCCTGTTCCTACTAAACCAACAAAGGCGGTAATTAAGAGGAAAATTTCCTTAACTAATGCGATGGTATCCATCTTATTCTCCTTGTCGTGGTTGTTCTTCTGGTAAATTCATTACCTTTTCATGATCGTGATCTACGACACCATTTTTACCTAAATTATGATAGCACCAATAGAGTTCATCATATTCAGTTTTTTCTTGATGTGATGCTCATCCACGTTTAATATAATGAGCCGCATCTTGTCGTAAACTACGTCTAATGTCTTTTTGCATGGCTTTCTTCATTAAGTCCATGTCAGCGATTACTGGTTTAAATTCTTCATGAATTGATGTTTTCATATCATTGCAACGTTTATCTTCAGCCGCTTGACGATTGCGTTCACGCAACTCTTCAAGCTCATCACGTTCTCTATGATAAGTATCTCATCTCTTTTTAATTCATAAACCAATTATGGTCGCTATACCACCTTCAACTAGTGTTATTACTGCACCAACTATTCATGCTACTACGTTTGGATTCATATAAGCCTCCGAGAGTGCGTATTTTAGCACTAGCTCTCCTCACCGTAAATAGTATAGAGCCTATCTATATGAAAATCAAAAATCAACCGTTCTTAAAGATGATTTTACTTTGAAATTGGACTTCTCAATATACTTTCGATATAATAAGATATAGAGGTTTTATATTATGGAAAACAATATTAAAGATGTAATCGCTAACTTTAGAGCAGAAATTGAAGGCTTCTCAAAAGAACAATTAATTGAAAAAAGAGAAGAACTTAGAAATGCCGTTAGCAAAATGATTTTAGATAGTGACCTCATGGTTAAAGCCGCAATTGTCGAAACTCGTATTCAAGAGTTAGATAAGGAAGAAAATTAATGGGTCGTTTATCTATTGAAACAATTAAGACAGAAGTAGAAAGTAAAGGTTATAGCTTAGTTGATGCCTCAAATTATACTAATTTAGAAAGTATAATTAAAATTCGTTGTCCAAAAGGCCATGAAATTGAGACAAGCCTTGCTAATTTCCGTTTACCAAGTTTTAGTTGTCCTCAATGTGATAAAATTAATTTTGTTAATCCTAGTTCAGTGCCGTCAAAATCTGGATATAGAGTAATTGCTTTTGACCAGGCAACTGAAAGTTTTGGGTTAAGTGTGTTTGATAATGGAGAATTAAAGTTCTTTAATTTATATAACTTTGTTGGGAACTTTAATACTAGACTCCATCAAATTAAGAAGTTTATTGAAGATATAGTGATTAAAGAATGGAGACCGGACTTTATTGTAATGGAAGATATTCAATATCAATGGGGTGCTGTTCTTACATTTAAGATATTAGCAATGCTATTGGGTGTATTAGAAGAATTGTGCACTGAATATGGTATTGCTTATGAAGTTGTAAGTCCTAATGTGTGGCGAAAATTCGCGGGGACTTGCGGAAAAACTAGACTACAAGAGAAACAATTAAGTGTAGCAATAGTTAAAGAAAAATATAATGTTAAAGTAAATAACGATGTCGCGGAGGCAATACTCATTGGACGTTATGGAGTTATGAACCATGCGGGACCAATTCAAAATGCTTTCGGGAGGAAGTAGGTATGCCAGACAAAGATACGATTAGATTAATTGGCCAAGTAGCAGAAAATGCAAAAAACAATGCAAAACGAGGAGCAAAAGAGGAGATAAAAGAAGAGCTATTTATAGAGGGGTTGCTATTAGACGCTGTTTATCCAATAGGTTCTATTTACATGTCGTTAGAACAAATAGAGGCGACACAAGATACAGTTGGTAAATATGGCTGCCCTATTGCTGAACTTGGCGGAACATGAGAAAGAATTGAAGATATATATATTCCAGGATCATGGATAAGCCAGGAATTATCAAGTAGTAAAGATTATATTAAAGTAGATAATTATGAACAATATATTGGTAAAACATTTGATATTACTTACGAAAAAAATATGAATGTATATTCTGGTAGAATGACTTTATATCCAACATGACAAAATTTTTATTATGCATATATAGATACACAGCCAGATTTATTGGTACGTTTTTCAATGGGAAGCGATTATAACGGTTATTTTAAAGCTGTAATATGAAATAGTGGTTGAAGCGATGTTCAAGTTGGACAATTATCTGTTAGACTTGTTGAAAATACGCTTATATATAGGTGGAAAAGAGTTCCTGATCCAATCCCTAATCCCGAATAAAATTTTAAAAATAAAGACCTCAAGTAAGGTCTTTTATTTTATTTTAGATTTGAGATCTTCAATTTCTTTTTGTTGCTCTTGAATGGCTTTTCAAAGGATATAAATAAGTTTTGATTCATGAATGGACATATAATCCATATCAACTCCAGAAGCTTCTTTATTATCTACAAGATCAAAACCTTCGATATTAATGTCTTGAATATCTTGCGCAATAATACCAATTGATGGTAAATCTGTATCTTTATATTTAAATGTATAGAGTTGTACACGTTTAATTAAGTCAAGAGCATTAATTGAAAGGGGTTTGAGATCTGTTTTCGCGCGTTTATCAGAAGTTGCATTGAAATAAACTGCTTCGCACTTTCCATTCGGAATCTTGACCGAGCAATCATCATTATAAAATTGAATTATTGCTTTGCCTTGCTTGCAGCTTCAGAATTGAGCATAGACTCCACTATATTGCTGTGTATAGTGAAATTCACCACCTACATCAAAAGAAAAATTTTGATTACTTGCTGTTGGTCATAGATTAAAATCATTATGTTGATCAGATGCAACAGGCTGATATCAATTTAAGTGATTATAGAATGATGCCTCGCTGGCAAAGATAGCTTCACTTGCAAAAGCAACCTCATCATGAAACTCAAAAGGAACATCAATATGTTGTCCGCTTGCTAGTTGGGTAATCATATGACCCAAATCATGCTCGGTAACACCTTGAATTACATCGACATTATTAGTACGTGTTCTAATTATCGGCGCTTCTTCAAAAGTGGTACTTCCGCCCGGTTCACAAAAATCTATAAGAGTATAAAGTGGTGTTGTTGTATTGTCACTAACTTGCTCATTTAATCCTTTAATATATTTTCAATGAATCATATTTTTACCTCTTTTTACTATAAACTTCTTCTTTTTAGAAGTCAATTTCGATGCTAAAACCGCATCTTCTCTTTAGCTGTTTGAGGAGGAAGAAGCTTTGCTTCCTCCTCCGAGTATCTATCTACTTGATTAATTTCACAAGTCTTTGAATTAACTTGTCTTGATATTTAATGCTATTAACTGTTAAGCTAATATCAGTAGGACTTCTAAGTGTATAACTTATATCCGTAATAAATAAATATTGTGATAAGCTCTTATAAATTTGATCATATTCGTTATAATATGCTTGCGCATCAATTTGAATACCATCACCAACTCTAATTTCATTACCCTTGTAACCTTTTAATGATGTCGCGTCAATAACTGTAATATTGTGTTGTCTTTCTGGTGCTGAATAATCTCTGAATGCATATTTTGCAAGAGTCATTAATTCTGATGAGTTGGTTGCAGTATCATTCTTATAGTTTTGCTCAAGCATCAAGTAGCCATAAGTTTGATATAGTGTATCTCAAAGAACTTGTTTTTCATATTTTAGTTTTTCATATTCTACGAGAACTAAAGGTTCATAATTTTTTTGGATTAAACGATATGCAAGATCATAATGACCGCTGTAGTCCATATACATTGTATCAACCTTTCTCAACATCAATTGAGATCAAGTGCAACCGCTTCCTGCATCTTTATCTGCAATATAATAATATGCTGTAGTGCCGGATTCTGCCGCAGTGAAGTTGTTTACATTCTCTCCTAAATAATCAATAAGCTCTTTAATTACTGGATTTGTCGCGAATGCAGATGAATCAATACGATTACTGCTATCAATTGATCGATCATCAATGTGGTATTCGTTTCTATGTCCACGTATTATGTAATATTTTGGAAGGATTGTTTCATTATTTAATGTATAAATACTTACATCTGGGATATAAATATTTTTTAAATAAATTTTTCTATCATCTTCTTCTCCTTCTCATCCAAGAATATCATCGCTAAATAAATTTTGATCTTTACCATAGTTTGGTTGTCATGATTCTGGTAAGAAATATCTACAATAGAGACTTGCTGTATAGGCTTGTTGTCAATATGTTTCAAGTTCTGCCTCAATTGTTGCAGACAAACTTACCGCATAAGGTGTTTCTGCTAAATCACCATTTCTACATAAATCTCAAAGTTGTCCATTAGTCTCAGCCTCTATCGGTTTTATATAATCTTTTACTAATTTAAAGCTAATAGGTTGATCTTCAATGACTTCTGTATGTGTCTGTCATACTTTATGATTTATAATTCCTGGATATAAATTTTCAGAAGTAGTTGTATTAATATTCTTTTCTATATTTGTTTCTATTGTTTTTACTGGATGAATCATATCATCAATGAAGACATTATATGCATCAACATTTTCAGATTCATCTATAATCAAGACATTGTTCATTATTTCAATAGCAGGTGCAGATAAATCAGGGCCGATATAGTAGTAATATATAGCTGGTTCACTATGAACTTCACCCTCTGCGAAATAAATAAAGTAATCTTGAGTTTGAGATTTTGTGACTCCAATGATTTTATTATTAGAATCATATTTATACTCTATCTTTTGTAAAGGAATGGTTACTTTAGTTTCATAAGGTGTTAAAAGACTATATTTATATGAATATCGATTTAAAGTTTTGTATCGACCACTAAGAATTATGTCTTCATCCAATTGCGCAGCAGTATAAATACGTGAATATTTACCCTCTGTGTCTTCTTTGTAATACTCACCATAAAGACTAAATTCTCTTTCTTCTTCAATTTGCGATTTAGAAGGATGGATATATGGATCAACTCGATGATAAAATTGAGGAGGATTTGTAATAGGTAATGGTCAAAGACAATTATTAAAATCAATAATTTTATCATCTGCATCTACATAAATATCATTGTCATTATATTCAAATTCTTCAAAATTACAAGATTTAAGGTGATAATTTGTAATCTCTATAATTATAAAAGGATAATCATTTACTCCAGGAGATGCTTTCTGTCATATAAAACAGTTAGAAAAGTCTGTTGATTCTTGTTCTGGTGCCGGATAAATTCCTTCTATATTTAAATCATTAAGTAATATTTGTAAAGTTGTGTCTTTTTTATTTCTTATAACTCATCGAGAGAAAAATGAAGGATTTTCTAATCTATTATAAATAGGTCAGTAAGTTGTAGTACCAAAAGAAAGTTGTTGTGCAAAAAAGTTTTCAGCTGTCTCGAGATCTACATCCTCTTTAATCTTAAAAATTCTATAAGTTTTATTGGGATCTAATTTATGATTTCCCTTTAAAACTTTAAATCATGCTGTTTCTCTATAAAAGAAGTCAATATGTGTTGGGTCTTCATTGTCGTCTGGGTTGCCATCCATGTTATTTAACGCATAATTGTATGTGATACCAAAGTTACTATCTAAAAGAGGTAAATTATTATTATAAAATTCTCAAGGTGCTATATATGAGCAGAAAATAAAATTATTATTTAATGGCTTTTCATCATCTCGTTCGCTTTCACTTTTTGGCGTTCCAAATACATCATAACTAATAGTTTCAGGGTCTTGTAACCATCATTGTCCATGAGAAAGTTTATAAAAATTATAAAAATTATCATTATTAACAAAGAATACATCATAATTCTCTTCATTATAATAAGACGATGCCATAAAAATTGGAAAATTAAATTTATAATCTTCTTCAGTAAAATCATGAAGAAGAGAAGTTAATCATGCAACTATAGAAATACTATTTTCATCATCATCAAATGGATGTTTAAAATTATAAAATTCTTGTACAAAATCTCTATAATAATAATCTCCATTGATGAGAATCTCTTTTTGTACGTCTTCAACTGGTTCATCATTGCTAAAATAATAATATGCTAGCGCTGGGTTATAAAGTTCTCCAGATAATACTGGCGCTTTTCCACTGCCATCTCCATTTTTAATATAATATTTATTAAAATTCTCAATAGTAATTGGATAATATTGTATTTCTTTTTCTGTATCATAGATTGGAAAAAGAGGTTTTCCTTTTTCGTCTCCATCTTCTATATATATTATTGGGGCTGTTAATTGATCTGCACTATATGCTGCATTAATAACATATGAAGTTTCTTCTGGATTAGTAATTGTAACTATATAATCATAAAATGCAGTTGCAGGATCAATTCAAGTTGTAGGGGCTGAATTAAAATAATCTTTAAACTTTTTAATATTCTTTAAAAATCTCTGTTCAGAATTAAAGAACTTATTAAAATAATCAGTCAATATGTCATCATAATTAAGAAGTGGCTTTTTGTCTGAAATATTACTTAAAATTGTATCTCTATATGCATTATGAAAAGAATCTATATTAAAATCTTTAGTAATTTGTTTGGCTGTACGAAGTGTTGTAACTATGTCAGAATTTGCTGCAGCGCCTAATGTATCAAGCTGATTTGTTAAGTCAGCTAAAAGTTTTGTACGATCATGAAGTGCTTTATAGTATGCTTTTGCATAAAACATTAACTTACCATTGATGATACGTAAATCTTGTGTGAATAAATTCATTAAATTACGATATTCATCTTCAGTAATCATTTTATTTTCTAAGAAATAATTAAAATCAATTAATTTATTTTCTAATCAAGGACATTCATCTGCTGCTTTAGCAAATTCAATATCTTCTTGCGAAACTTCTCTATAAAAACAAAGATTTGGAGAAAATAATGAAATAGTTAATGTATTTCCTACTGTGCCTCTGCCTGTTCCTATAAAAATCTTCATTCATAGACTTATAGCATCATCATTAATATATTCTTTAAGATCTCCTTGGTCTACAAAATCTTCAATTTCAACTAGTTCTTCATCTTCAGTTTCTTCTGCTTGCGTCTTCATAACCGCTAAAGATCAACGATATGCATCTGAACTACAATTTGTAGTAATCATACCTGAGCTATCTTCACTAGTAATAATTAATTGACTTATACCAGATAAATTAAAATTGACTCGCGTAAATAAAGGTTTGACTTTAAAAATAGAATTATGATCTGAATTACTAAAAAGTTTAAAATAAACAAATCCATTGTCTCTATCATAAATTAAAGAAAGTCCTTGTCCTTTAAAAGGTTCTGCAGTAATATTAATAGGGTTATATTGATTTCCCACGCTATCTCATGTAGTCGTATAGTATAAAAATTGAGCATCAACGGTCTGATCATTATCCAACATATCGTTAAGAATATAATGTTGAGGAGCACATTGCTCTAAAAACATGCCTTTTTTATATTGATTGGTTCAAGAATTGCTATTGATAAAGTTCGAAAAATGTGGGGTTAATTCTGGAATTAACGTAATTAACTCATCATCATAGGTTGGACCTTCAACATTTAAAATGGTTGTTAAAGAATCGCCTTTATGACTTAATCCAAAAGATTGAATTGAGTTATACGGAGAATAAACTAAGCCGCCAATACGATTTGAGTTCTTTTTAGGCTCAAATCAAAAGTATTTTAAGCCATCTATATGTTCAAAAGTTTTTATTTGGAGATCTAAAGTTTCTCCTAATGAAATCAATGCCGCATTGGCATTAGAGCCTGAGCAAGAGAAAGGAATTGTTTCATATAGGTCTTTATCTTTATTTGGAGAGTAAGCATCTTTAATAATGCGTTTAACATCATTAAGATTATCTCCATAATTAAAAACTTGATATTCTATAACTTTTTTATTAGTTACTAAATCAATATATTCTATTTCACAAAGACCTTCATTCATATAAAGATAATTATATCCTATATGACATTCTGGTACGATCTTATTAACTACTCACCAGTCAATAGTTTTTGCGCCAATAAAGTCAACTTCAGAAGGATCATTATCTATTGTATAACCAGCATTTTGGCGAGTCATTTGATAGCTAAAAGTATCTTGACATGTAATTTTATAAGTAATGTTTATTTCTTTAATGTCATAATCGATTCCTTTAACAGTAAAGAAATAATTATTACCATATTGATCAACTAAAAGTAATTGTGAGCCAATAATAATATTGCGTGCAAAAGGATTTTCTTCACGTAAATCTTCCTTTACAATGAATTTATCCATATTAAAGGTTAAAGTTTTTTGAGCATTTTGAGTAAGTGAAAATTTCTCATCATATGAGTAACAAAAAGAATATTTTCTTTTTTCAAGAGAGTAATTAGTAGAAGAGTCTAAATCATATCGTTGTATAGAAGGATCTTCTTGTGCTTTTTTACTATTATAGACATTTTCTTGTGTATTAAATTCACTAATTATATCTTGTAATAAAACACTCTTGTTATTTTCAAATTGAGAAGTTAGTAATGCTAATTTAAAATATGCCATCTTGCCTTACCCCTAGATTAAACGCAATACTGAATTAGATGAGTAATACAAATATTTACTCTCATCGCCAGCTTTTTTACCTTGCGCTGTCATAGTATAAACAACAGAACTGTTTCTAGCAACTTCTACTGTTGCTTTTACTTTTACATCAGCAATAATTTCTTCTCCTAATAAATTATTATTAATTTTTTTCTGATATAAAAATCCCATTGGAGGTTTATTTTGATCTGTCCAAACAATTCCCTGATAATCACTAATTCCTCATGGTGCACTATAATTTGGTTGATCGTCTATATAGTCTGCATCTCTATATGGTTTTGCAGGTATATTAAGTCCTGGATCTTGTTGAACGATATTAAAATCATTTAATCTATAAAAGAATCTTGTATCAAATGGTGCAGGAGTAATTGGTTGTTCTGTGCCATAGTAAAGTTGCGCATTTCTAGTGTATTTAAAATTAAAACGACCTTTATCATAAGTCATAATATAGAATGCAGTATATCCAATTGGTTGAATAACCATATTTTCCCAATCTTTATAAGTATCTAAATTAGATTCTTTTTGATTATTATTGATAATATGTCGACCTGCACGAATTTTTCTCGCGCCCAAATCTGTTGGCACTGGAGGATTATCTCCACCACGATCTTCTTCTTTTCAATCACTTTCCTTTAAAAAATAATATGCTTCTTCACTCGTATTTCTATATTGATGATATTTTAAATCTTCTAAAGAATAGCAACTGATTCCATGTGCTCCTTCTGAAGGAATTCTACAAATTTCAACACTAGAAATATAAAAACTATAAGGACCTCCTGTCTCATTTGATTGAATTAAAATATTATATTCATTTATTGTTGTTGATATATTCTCAGTAGGAGTAAAAGAAACAACTCTTTGATTTCTGTTATCCATTACTTTAAAAGCCCTTCCGCTATCAAAAGTTACTTGGCTATCACTAATAAAATCAGGATTAATAATCATTGCTCCATTATATTCTTGTGACAAATGACAAACAATACCATAATGAGTATTTGCAGTAAAAGTAAAATTGGTTATCTTTACTAATCATTCACCTTGAGTTGCTATTTCATGTATTTGTATATTATTAGGACTTATTTGGTTGTCTCATCCTTTATATATCCCTAAAAATTTAAAATCAGGTCCCAATCTATAGTCTGCTAAAAAATAATTAGAGTAATCAATTAATGATTTTGTATGCATTACTAAAGAATTGACATAAGTTTTTTGTCAATTGTGCGGAGTTACCGCATTATTCTTGTTTTTTAGTAATGGATAATTTCTCATATTATTTTATATAAACATATTGTAGTATGCTTGGTTTGCTTGGCTGAGTACCACCTGGAATTTCAATAGTATATGCCGGACCTGTTCCTCCAGATTCAGTGCTAAATTCATACATTGAACTTCATTCACAAGTAAAATCAAGTGCAATTTCTTCACCATCTGGTGTAAAGAATTTAACAATAGGAGGAATTGGTTGATTATTATTTGGATTATTATATGCTTGAAAAGTACAAATGCCAATCGCACTCATATCAACTCGTTCTGCATAAATAAAGCTATCTGCTGCGGAGGCTAACGTTATATCAATATATTCTACTTCATGCGGTACTTTTAATGGCGCAGAGGTAATTGATGCCAGTTCAGAATCTACTGTATTTTCCTGTCAATAAGAATAATATAAAGTTATTTGACCATTTTCTTGCACCGCTTGTGAAGGATAATAAAATCCCGAAGTTGACGCTTTAACTGTTGTATAAGTACCATCAATTAAACGAAGAATTAAGTCTCCTCTAGAATATTCTTGCCCTTCATAAGAGAATAACCCATCAATATTAATAATTAATGCTTCACCTGGAGCAATAGAAGATAATGTTGCAGAAAAATCATCTGCTTTATCTACTGAATAAGAGATTTTGTAAAGATTTCAATAAGATAGTTCTTTACGCAAGGCATAAAGATGATTGTCTATAGCAACTAAATTATCATTTAATTGATAAATAGCTGAATCTCCATGACTTAAAGTCGGATATGGTAGTGTTGGTCCTTTACTAAAAGGATTCGGCATTTTTCTATAAGTGCCATCCATGCATCAAACATAAGGCTCTAAATGAGTAGTATCTGTGCCAATCAAATATAGTGTGTCACTATCACTGCCTATTTCTGAAGTATTTGTACCAGTAGCAACATTAATAAAATCTTTATAAGTACCTGATGCTTGTTGATATATTGTTGGATCATCAATAGTTAATAATGGTCTATTACTTGTTATTTTTTTAATATTCATAACAGTCCTCCTATATTAAATTAGTACGAGCACGAATGTTAAAATCCGCGTTGTCTAATCATTCTAAAACTTTATTACTATCTGTAGTTGCATTTGAACGAATAGTAATTTTAAAAGTTAAATTATTAAGCATATCAAATTGACAATCATCAAATAAACCCGGCACTTCAAAATGATTTACAATAATTGAATCTACAATACGTTTACCATAATTAGATGTAGATAATTGATTTAATAAAACATATTCTGAATCACCAACATTAAGTAATAGTAATCCTGATTCTGATTCATATTTTATATCTAAACTTTGTGGATTATCAGTCGAAAAAGTCTGATTTTTAAAAGATATATCAAACAATGGAATTAAAGCATTATCTCCATATTGAGCCTCTAAAATAATATTAAAGAACAAATTATCTTGATTTTCTACATCTCCATATAATTTTGTTCTTATTACAACTTCAATAGGAACTGCCATATCTGAATTTGGGGCTTCTTGCTTGTTGCTAAAAATATGTGTTGAAGTTATATAATAAACTGATGAACTATCGTCTTCTCTTTCTGGGGTTCCATGATCAATTTCTTCGCATTCATATCTTGCTCTATGATATGCGCATGCAGGTCCTTGAACTTCAAAAGAAAGTTTCATTTCCGTATAATACATAGGATATGAACCATTTTCATCTGTTTCTCTTCCTACTATATATCTAGTTCCATCTTCAACAGAAGCTAATTTAACTTGATAAAAATAATCAGGTTCAAAGCCAAAAGTTAAAGTATTAATTTCATATGGATTTAATCAGTTGATTAAACGTCTATAATGATGCTCACTGATTCAGTAAACTCCAATCTTAAAATCAATCTTCTGAACATTGAAAGTAATGCCAGTTAATTGACCATATGCGGAATCAAACTGCGGTTTTGTATAGGAATTAGAATATGTTGGACCATTATAAAATTTAAGGCTATTTTTATCATTAATAATAAAAGCGCCGAAGACGTCAAAAGCATCAATTCCTCTCCAAGTAAAAGAGGCGAAATCATCAATTCCGCTTTTTAGTTGGTTACGACGTTTTTGAGTAGTTTCACTAATCTCGACATCATGCCAAGGATTTTTAACAATTGTAGTATTGTTATCTAGTTTTGAGAAATTTAATGCCATTTAATTCGCCTCTTTATTTTTAATTATATCCAATTTGCTGTAATGCGGCCATTATAATATCATATAATCTGTTTTGTTGATCTTGATCTAATGATATGTTTTGTCCATTTGCTGTAATACTAGTAATATATTGCGTTGTTTTATTTTCAATCTCTTGTAATGCTTCTTTCGGTAGCAATGAACCAAATGTAGTCATAAAATCTTCTGTTAATCATTTTTGTGCTTCGTTCGCAGTCATTCCTTCTAACGAAGAAGAAACTATATTACCAATAAATTCATCTTTATTGGTTTCATCAACGAGCATTGCCGCAAGAAGTTGTTGGTTATTTTCAAGAAGTTTATCAAACTTCTTATTAATTTCCTCTACTTGATCATCAAGATTTTGAAGTACTGCTTCTTGCGCTCTTTGACGTAATTCTTTTAGTCTTTCATTCTCTAATTCTTGAAGTTGTTTCTCAAGTTCTTTGGATTGTTGCTTTGATGCGGCGTTGTCAGATGAAGCAAGTTTAGAAAGATTAGAAGCAAGCATATTGGCTTGTTTTTCATATTCTTCATCTTCTTCTTCTTGATTAATTGCATCAAAGTATTTTTGATATGCATCTTTTCGCTTTTCAAGTGCACTTGTAAGTGCGTCTTGTTGCTTTTTAAGATATTCTTTATATATATCTAATTGACGTTTTTCTTGGTCAATACGCAAATCGAGAGATGCTTTATAAAAATCTTCTTCTTTTTCTAATGCAGCTTTTTGATCTTTAAGATATTGGATTAAAGCCTCATCTTTATCTGCGTCGGCTCTTGCTTCTTCGATCGCAAGTTGCGAATTAATAACTTTAATTTGTTGTGCTATGTCATCTTGTAATGATTTTGTATTTCTAAGAGCTTGTTCGATCTTCGCAAAATCTCCTGTTTGGAATGCTCTATATAAATCAGGATTATCTTTGAATAATTTTGCGTTTTCACTTAAAAAACTCGCTTGGTCTGCTGCAGACATTGTTGATCATTTTGTTGCTGTTTCATAGACGCTACTAATTTGATTTTGAGTCTTAGTCATGTTTTGACCAATATTTAATGCAGACTCGCCGATAAGTTTTTCAATAGTATTTAATATCTTCGCGTACTCTTCACTATCTTTATTAATATTACTAAAATTCTTATGAATGATAGCTTCTATATCTACTATTCCAGTCTCTATATCTGTAAAATTGGCTAAATCATTAAAAATGTTTTTTCATTTATTTCCATAACCAAGTTCAGACATCGTTCCTTGGAAATCATTAATTTTATCTGTTGTAATACTAAGAGCGTCTATATATTTTAAGAGAGAATCGGTATTACCATTAGTAACTTTAATTAAATCACTTAGTCCATGATATAATGATTCAAAAGCTTTTCCTATTTTACTGTCTGCACCAAAGGTTTGCATCATTTGAGTATAAGCTCGAACTTTTTCTGCAAAAGAATAATCATCAGATTCAAGAATATCTGCGATTTTTTTCTCTTCTCCATTAATTTTCATAGTTGCTGATTCAACTTGATTCAACATTCTAGAAATCTCTTCTGGCTTGTCATATAAAATTCTTTGATCTTGTGCAGACATTTGTCCAATTAAAGATTGAACAACGTTTACTGCGCCCCTTGATGATCCAGTAGCGTCTGCTGCATCATAAAGTTTTGCATTTACAGCAGCATTAATTTCTGAAGCATAATCTTCTATTTTATGTTTGGCATTGCCTTCTTTATCCTTTTCTTGAAGTGCAGCATCAATATCTTTCATTTGAGCGTCACGAATTTTATCTGCTGCTTCTTTATTAGCTTTGCTTTCAGCTTCTAAAAAAGCTTTCTTTTCTGCATCACTAGAAAGATTTTGATATCATTCACGTTTGCTTTGACCATCATGCTCTGCAGATCAAATTGCATCTAGTTCGTCTTTAGTGGCAGTTCCCGCTGCTTCTTTTTCTTTAAGTTTTTTATAATTCTTATCATCTTTACTCTTGATTTTTTCATCCTTACTTTTAACTGTGCTTAAATTATCTGAAGCAGAGTTGAGAGCATCATTCATTGCATCAATATCTTCTTTAGTCTTTATAACTTTATTATCAAGATCCTCAAATTTAGATACAACAGTATCTATCGCTGATGCACTTTTTTCAAGATTATAAATTGATGCAGACATGCTATTAATTTCTTCATCTGTAGATTTTTGAGTTTTAATAGCTGCAGATGCTACGGCAAAAATACTAAGACCTAGTCCAGCAACTAAAGCAGTTGCTAATGCAATACCGGCGATTACTCCAGGAATACCTGCTGATGAAAAAGCACTTACAATACCTGCAAACATGCCTTTTCCTTTTTCTTTATTAGATACTTTTTGAGCAAGGGTAATAGCCTTAATTAAAATAGGAATTCCTTTTAAAGCTACTCCAATTAATGTTGTTGCAACCAACCATGCCTGAGAACCTGTAACAAGTGACATAATGCCACCACCAATTACACCGATCGTACTAGCCATACCAACATATTGACTAATTTGAGTTGCACCAAGTTCTGTAAGTTGGGTTTCATTAGATAAAGCTTCTGCTTTGAGCTCCGCTTGTTCTGCCTCTAAAGTAAGACCGTCTTTTGCGTAATCTAAATCAATTTGTGCCCGTTGTATAGCAGCCTGATCTGCTGTTATTTCGTTTTTATCTAATTTTTCTTGAATAATTTTTAAAGCAAGCTGCTTTTTCTCTTCACCTGTTTGTTTCTTTTCATCAATTAATAATTGTTTTGCAGCAATTTGCTCTTGAAGAACTGCTTGACGTTTTTGTAGTTTTATTTTTAATGCAGCTTGTTCATACTTTTGCATTTCTTTTGATGCAATAAGTTCTTGTAATTTATTACCAAGAGTAGCGGCTGTTAATGCCGCAACAACCGTTAATGTTGCTTCTAAACCCCAATCCGTACTTAAAAATTCAGATAATGTTTCTAAAAAATTAGCAACAAAATTAATAAGATTAATAATAGATTCGCTATCAACAACTGCAGTAACAATTTTTTCCCAAGCAACGCTAACCTTATTCAATGCAGCATCCATACCACTTAAATAAGTTTCCATTTGTGCCAATGTAGCACCTTGAGAACGTTGCGCAATATCTTGCAATTCAGTAACACGTTCATAATCTTGCATCATAGCAATTAAACGTGATTGTTGACGAGTACCAGCTAAAGCTTTAGCAATAGCAGCTTGTTGGTTAACACTTAACTCATCTCATTTATGTCCAAGTTCATCCAAAACTTCTTCGGTTGAACGTAATTCTCCTCTATTGTTTTTTAAAGCAATTCCAACGTATGCCAATTGTGTTTCAACATTATTAACATCAGTATCTCCTTCAAGGGTAGAACCATAATCCCCCATTTCACGCATACGAGCAATAACAGTCTTTAAAGCAGTACCGATTGTTTCCGGAGCTTCACGAGTGGTTTCTAAACCTTTTGCCAAAAGTGCAGTAGTATAATCAATAGACATACCCGCCAAGTTGGCTTGAGATGCAACTTTACTTAAAGCAATAGCTAATTCTTCATAAGAAGAAGCTGATTGCGCCGCGATAGCTGCAAACTTATCTGAAACTCTCATAGCTTCATTAGCAGAAAGTTGAAAGCCGTTTAATGCAGTAGTTAAATATGAAACTGATTCACTAGCACTAATACCAGCAACTTTCGCAGCTGAAACGGCCGCTTCTGTTAATTTTAATGCTTCTTCAGTTGATTTACCTTGACGCATATATTGAGTTGCAACACCTGCAACTTCTTTTGTTGTTGAACCAAGTTGTTTTGCTAATGCTTGATACGAAGTTAAAAGACCATAAGTTTCCTTACGAGTTTTACCAGTAACCATTGCTTGCTCTGTTAAATATTTATCTAAATCTCTAACAGTTTTAACTGCTTCTCTAACGGCTTTTTTAACAGTTCTTAAGGCAATAGCATAAAGAGTAAAATGTTTAAAAGCTTTTCCTAAAGAAGAGCCTTGCTTATCTAAGGCTTTAGTAGTATCTTCGATATCTTGCGCACTTAAATTAGTAGCTGCTCTAGTTTTTGCAGCCTCATTCGCTTTAGTATTCGCTATGAATTTATTTGCTTCTTGTGATTGAGCAAAGGTTTCTACAGCAACTGGACTCGCGGTACCTCCAGTAGGAGTCTGAGATAGTTTTAATTCTTCAGCATCAAGCGCAACTTTATCTGCTTTAACAATTTGTTCTGATATATTAACAGATTGATTTGCGCTAGCAAGCTCTGCCAATCCTAGTCCTTTGACAGCATTTTGATAAGTTTGCCCAGATAACTTGGTTTCTCCACTTTGTATTCCTAAATTACCAGCCTCATATTGCTTTGCAATTCGGTTATATTGACTATTAGGTATTTTTTTACCAGTATCTTTTTCAAAAAAACCGTATTTATCTTTGCCGCTTAATGCTTTTTTATAGTTCTGTAATGCTTGTTCTTGTCTACGAAGTGCCTCATTTAATTGGTCTTGGCTTTTTGTTAATTTTACATTCGCTTCATGAGTTTTTTGTTGTTGTGCAGTATATGCCTTACTATAATTAGTTAAACTTTTTGCGCCGGAATCTAAAAGACTTCTAACCTTACCAAGTGCGTTTAAAAAATTATCTAAATCTTTCCCTTTTAAGTTGCCAAGATCCATTTTACTCATAGATCCTAACAAGTTATCAAGTTTAGCTAAATTTTTAGCTCCAGCTACACCAGAAAAACCGCCCGCCTTAACAATATTTTCTCGAGCAGTTTTAGCTTCATCTAATTTAACTTGTAGTTCTACTACTTCAGCCATATACCCTCCAACTTATCAAAATATTATTTAATAAGATCTTTTAATTCAGAGAGAGAACTTAAGAGTTCCTCATTTTCTTGTCCAAAAGTTTTACCTAATTCATCAATAACTGATTTAGCATTATCAAAATTTAATCCATCAATAATTTTTTGAATCGCCTTTTTAATTCCTGCTGGTTCAGTTATTTTCATTTTAATATATTCTTCAATAACTTCTTTAAGAGGTTTTTTCGTGACTTTAAAGAAATCACTTCCTCTATATTCTTTATCAAAATTACTGATTGCAATTGCTCTGTCAAAATAGTCCTCAATTGCAACAATTTCTTCTACTTTATTTTTTAATTCAACGTTTGTCATACTATTCTCCTTTCATTGAATTATTCTACTGTTATATAATCATTACCTGTATCTAATACAATTAATGATAAATCAACCGCATTCGCTGATTGATTAAAATACATACTATGATCTACTTTAATTCCGCATTTATCAATATGTATATACATATTTGATGTTTCATCATCAATATTACCTATAACTTCTAAATCAACTGTACAATAGAAGTTCTGTGGCTTACTAAGGAAGAATGATTTTTCTCCCACATAACTATATACAATTAGATAAGAACTATTTTCTTTTTCGACTGTTAAGGTCGATCCTTCATAACTTCCATATGCAGATTCAAGTTCACCTTCATCATCATAAACAAATACTTGATAGATTGTTCCTTCAGTATTTAAGTAAATTGTATTTCCACTAGATGTATAATTTTCTGCTTTTGTACATAAAGGCGCATCCTCATTTTTATTATAAATTAAATTAAGAATTTTATCATTTAATTCAACGTCTTTAATATTAACTTGACTTAATTGGTCATGATTAAAAGTTAATAGCTGTTTATCTTGAGTTTTTGCTAATGAATCCTTAGATTTAAAAGTTAAATCAACAGAAACTCCCTTAATAATTGTATATGGTTCATTATCATATGTCATTTCCGTTACGAAGTTTCCCGCGCTATATGCACGAATTATCGCATTAACTTTATTTCCAATTTTGTATGTTTTCATGCTTATACACCTTAGTTATAGTATAACGACCATAATGGAAATAGTCAATTTCACAGAAAAAGAGAGTCATTAGACTCTCTCCTTTTGAAAACGATAAGTTATATCCACCCATTCTCCCTTTACTTTCTTAAAGAATTTTTGATTAGTAGTCTTTTTATTAAGCGGGCCGCATTCAGGATCATAAGGGCCAACCTTATAATAATCTAAATACTGTCCAACCAATTCAACCATACCAGGAATTCCGCTGTACATCGCAAATTTTAAGTCTGGATGCTTAGCTTTAGCTTCTTTAATTAAATCTGCTAATTCCTGATATCTGTTATCTCCTCCTAAAAAGCATACACAGGTAATGTGCGCGTGAGAAGCTATTTCAGCTTCTAAAACCGCGCTATCTAATTCCTTCCCATAGTCCTCTCTCAATCAAGGTTCGAAACACCCTTCACAGTTACAAGGACATCCTGTTATGTTTAGGCAAAGACTAATTTCATCTGGTACTTCCGTAAAAGTTACCAATGAGCTTTCATATTTTATCATATTATTTATTTAAGCTATTATATGCTCTTAACCTCTCTTCGACCTGTCTACCAGCACTAAAGGACGAAACACGTTTAAGATAACCGATAATTCTTGTACCATAATCTACATCTGTACTTCCGCATTTTGGACACTTATCAAGAGTATGTTTACTAATGTATCCGCATTTATTACAGATGGTATTCTTAATATTATAGGTAAAGTAATTACAACCTTCTTTAACTGCGACATCCATTAAGATGCGGTATTGTGAAGCTGATAGATGTTCATCCAAGTTATTGTGGAGAGCTGAACCGCCGTCACAACAACCAGTGAATTTAATTCCTTGATAGCGGAACTTAATTATTGGATCAACATTTTCATCTTCAACAATATAGAAGTAGCTATTATAGCAATCTCTTGGAACTTTATAACCGTCTTTCTTATCTCATTTGGCATTTTTACAGCCAAGTGATTCTGCCGGAACAAATTCTGTATTGAACTTACATTTATCTGTTCTATCTTCAAGATTAAGTCTTTTAATTGTTCCTAAGATTTCTTCCGCATAACGTTGATATCTTTCATCATCTGGGTTAATATCAATGCCTAAGAATTCCGCGCCTTCAACAAACCCATTAATGCCGATTGTAAGATATTGACGATCTAAGTCAATAAATCCTGCATCGAAGATAGTTAATAGCCCAGCATTTTTATATTCTCAAATAATTGAATTGAATGCTGTTAAATACTTGTGAACTCTTTTAACTATTCTCTCAATATAAAGCGATAATGATTCTTTTTCAAAGGCTAATGCATTATCTCTGTGCCAATCTTGCACAATTCTGTTAAGATTTAGTGTAATTACCCCTTTTGAACCTGTCATAATCCCACCGGCACCAAGAGTATAAGAGAAGATGTTGTCTTCAATGCCGTTGCGGAGCCTACAACAGGAGGAAAGTGAATCTACACTATCGCTTTGATACATAAAGAATGATGCGCCTTCAGCTCACATTTGAGCAAAGAAATCTGCCATTTCTTTATCTGCATACTCACCATTAACTGTATGCATGTTGGCGGTTTCTACTGGGAATGTTAGAAGATTTTTGAGACGTTCTGCATTGAATCACTTCATAAAGAATTTTTGAAGTTCTTTAGTTGTTTCCCATTTTGGTTCATCAAAGTCTGGGAACACGAAGTCATTATAGATTGATTCAAAGTAATCATGATCAAAATAGGCGATATTCCAGAAGAGTGATTGATACCCACGTGCGCCCGCAGGCTGATTAATTGTATATACAATTTGCGCAAAGTAATGTTCAAGTTTCTCGCGCAATGTAACTTCTTTATCGCACCAATGTTCTACCACATCATCAAGATGATGGATATAATCTTCACCATAGTCCTTTCGAGCAAAATGGTCGAAGTAGGTAAGGAATTCTGGAGTGGCTGTTGCGCCCGCGAATTGCCCTGCTACTAAGAACATTAAATTGATGAATGAACCGCAGAAGGAATCTAAATGTTTTGGTGCGGTTGAACTTCCACCAATTTTGGTAAGACCATCGAGTAAAAATGGATAAAGTGAAATAGAACAACAGTATGGGAAGATAGAGGTTTCATCATGTTTATAAATGGTATGATGCGCTAAATCTGCCTCATATCTGTGTGCTAAATCGTCGTCATAAAGCTCTATTAATTTTAATCGCATTAATTCACGATTAAGTGCGATAATATCTTTCTTTGGTAATTCTGCCGCCATAGTGGCAATATTCTTAGACGCGACATTAGCATTGGCGTCAACGTCACTGCCTGTGGCCGCATTTTGAGCCTTCATATATTTGCGCATGAAAGCTATCTTGTTTTCAATTGTGTCTTGTTGCATATTATTCTCCTCGTCCCTTTAATCATCCAACTGCTGACTTAAAGTCAAAAAGTTGTCCATTAATGGACATTACTGGTACATGGGTGATTCCTAATGAAGTCATTTTTTCAATGTCTTGGCAATCTTCAAACTCAATGCCACGACTATGTAACTCCATTTTTAATATTTTACACTTGGGACAAGTAGCTGAAGAATATACTATGATGCTATCTTTCATATAAATCTCCTTTGATACATAAAAGTATAGAGGATTTAAAGAAGTTAAGCAAATTAAAGGTAATAAAAAAGACTACCCGAAGGTAGTCTTAGATAATTAGTTTATTAAATTAAGCAAGTTGTGTTGGGTCAACGATTGAATAGAAGACACCATGGACTAAGTCGCCGCCATTAATATCATGAACAGTAATATTTGTTGTTAATAAGTCACCATTCATATCAAATACTGTTGCATCACCTTCTGCATCTTGTGTAAGATTGAAGATTGAATCTGGTAAGAATTGATAGAAAACAATTAATGCTTTGACTTGTTGTCCAGTTTTTTGATCGATGAAGAATGTATCACCGATAATGGTTTTTGGACCATTGAAGTCTTCTGTAACATGAATGCCATAAACACTAGCATAACTAACTTGACCTGATGCTGCAGAGGCCTCAGAAACTGTACCACAAAGGGCATCCATTGCTGCTGCACTTCCTAATGCATCTTGCATTTCAAGTCTCATAGATTTGCCGAATTTAATTAAAGGATTGCTGTATTGTCCACCTGAGACTGTCTTTGAAGGACCTTCTTGGGTAGCATTTGCAATTTTTAATGTATCTAATCTGCAAATAGGTGCTTTCCAATCACTACCTTGACGATATTCTGCTAAAATTTCAACGGCATCTTTACCTTCGAAACCTTCTGCAGTGAGTGGTTCATAAACACGTGCGTTCATGACTGTAACAACGCCAAAACGTTGAATCATTTGTTGGAAGTCTGCACCACCGCCGCCTAATCTAGAAATTTTTAAATTATCAGCCATAGTTGTTTTTATAACCTCACTATTACTTTATAAAGAAATCCAATTTCTTGCCTTTCTTTACGTTTCCTGCCGCAAATGCTTTCGCATTTACCTCATAAGACATTGCTCCAGCGGCATGCTTTTGGAGTCATTGAATTTGAGCCATTGTTTGATTATAAAGATAATCAAAGGTTAAAGAAGGGAAAGCATAAGTTATTGAAAGCATAATTTTGGCGAGAGCATTTGCATCTCCCTCTTTTTGAGATTTAATCTTTTTGATTTTCTCTTCTGCTGCTTTCTGAGCCAAATAAAATTGCCTTGCTTCTTCAGAGTCAAAGGTAGGAGGTTTTTCTACCCTTTCCCCATTAGATAATTTTAATAAATATATAACATATTCTCAAATTTCTTCTGTAATACTAATATCATTTACTTTTATCTCTTTATGTCCTAAATCGATTTCAATTCCTGGTATTAGTTCTTTAATCTTTTTGAAGAATATATCATAATATTTTCGATACTTATCATATTGACCAATAGTAAAGAAAATAACTTTCAATATATCATAAGGAGTCGGTTCCTTATCTTTTAACGGCAATAATTGTTGAAGTTTTTCACCAGATGCTGTTCAAAGATGATATGCGATATTTCAATCTTTATCTAAGAATAAATCTTTAATTGGTCTTAAAATAATAATAAATGATTGTTTGTTATCTATCGTAATTTCAATTTCTTTTGTTATAAATAGTCTTGAAATACTATAATTTGATTCTATTTTCATTAAATTTCCGCCTTTCTTGCAGCTTGATCGGACAAGTTACAATTTATTTTATAGGCATCATGTAATTCTGATAACATAACGTGTTGAATTGATGTAACGGAAATAATTCCTGCAGTAGATAGCTTTGACCCTTCAAGAGTGGTTTCAATTCTATCACATGTCTCTAAAAGACGATTTCTATTACCTTTAATTAGTGTGTGCGCTAAATCAGTACTTACATAAACTGAAATAGATGCTCTTGAATTATTGTCTGCTGTTTTTAATGAAACACTATCTACAACAATTGCAATAAATGTATTGCGGCCAAAATTTTCAATCGCATTTTCAGTTGGCGTATAAAGGGCAATATATTTTTCTGAAATTAAATCATTAATTGTTTTACTAACAGGAGTTTCTAAAGGATTATCACCATCGTTAACAATTAGGCGAACAACCTCATCATTCGCACCAATTAATTGAGCAATTTCGAATACTGCATTTTTAATATTACGTAGCTTACTCATAATTAATTCTCCTGTACTTTATATGTGCGAGTTTCAACTTCACCTTGATACTTTGTTAAAACTTCTACTTCTTTTATACCAAAAGGTAAGAAGAATACAACTTCTGTGGCTGTATGTTTTTTAATTTTAACTGCTTTATCTGCCTTGAAATATCCTTCCTCGGTTGAAACAGTAATATCCATATTATTGGAAACATATGCTTTACCAGGAATTGGTGAACGTTCTGGTTCAACTGGAATTGAAGTTGTTTTATCTTCATTATATTCAATAAATACATCTTCACCTTCATGTTCATCCATTACTTCTTTTGAAACTGTTGTTGCTCTTAGAGAATAATAAACAATACCTGGTGAACTAATTGCATCATATTCTTGGACTAATCAAGGACGTCCTTTAATAACAATCTTATCACCAAATGCTAAATAACCTTCTGGTAAAACTAAAACTGGTTTTTGTAAAGACTCAAGAGACACGTCTCTGTCTTTTTCAATATTCATATAGGTTTTTTCAGGACCTTTAAAATAACCCCAAATATCTTCTATATTGATATTGCACAAAAAAGACATATACTTATGTCAGTTTACATCTTTTATAGTCACTATTTCTTCCGCAATTAATCAATGTAAAGATTTCGCATTTCATGTACTTCCGATTGGAAGACCATCTTCAAGATGAGTATAGATATATGCTTTATCTTTTTCTTGCTGATTAACTACTGCGGCTTGGATTTCTAATTCTTCGTCCGCATCACTTTGAATTTTTACTGATGGATATCCTTTAAAAATAAAATGACTACCCAAACTGGCTTGAGCTTCTTGTCTTTTTTGATTGAGTCTTTGAAATCTATCAAAACTACTCATCGCCATTAATTCCTCCTATTGTAGGAGAGTAATTGCGGACTCTACTATATCTAGTTTCTAATTCTTGCGCATATTTTCTGAATTCTGCCATTAATTTCATATTTTTATCAACAGCATTTGCACGAGAATATGTCTTAATATTGGAGTCAGTATAGATATCTTCGAAATTATCTGCATTGGATATCTGATTCTCACACCAATATACTTTCATTCATGCGATGAGAACGTCTAATTCAGCAGAAGTAAGATCGTTTTTGAAGTAACCATGAGGAATCGCCTCTGGAATTTCAACTGGATCAACCTCTTCTAACTCATTATCGGCGTTTCTCACCGCATAGAAAGTAATATAGTCAGTTGAAATTCTAGGGAATTTGAATGTGTTAATAGCACGAACCGCAAGATTAAAACATTCTTCATCAATATCTTCTCTTGTAATTACTCCATAGTATTCACCACGAATAATTGCCCTAAATGAAGGATATAATACATCGTCTCAAACTTGCATTGTTTATGCCTCCCTAAAATTATTTTAATTAATCATTAACTTCTTCTTGTAAGTCACCATCAATGATGAGTTGGCACTTGAAGATACTTTCAAGCATATTTACAACACCCATTGATAATTCAGATGCATGTTCGATAGCAACGCTCTTAACTACATCTTTACCGAAATCTTTATTAGCTTGTTCAATTGCACTACGGTTTCCACCTTTAAGGATTTCTAAAATCTTATCAGATTGTCCTTCTTTAGCAGGTTCGAACTCTAATACTTCACTGAAGTATGCTCCGGCTGCATAAGCTTCTTTAACTAGTTCTTCATTTTTATCAAAGGTAATATAGCCTTTTTTATAGAGACTATAGTTACCATCATCATTAAAGACACCTAATGCCCAATCGAGTGGCAACATTTGATAAGGATTACGATCAGTAAGACTGATTACTCTAGATAAAGATGGGTTACTTAATGGACGTAGTATAAAGATAACATCTTTTGGTGTAACTTTTTTAAGTTTAAATACCTTAATTTGTTCAGACATGTTTTCATGTCTCCTTTCTATAATTTAAATAAGGGGAAGGAGATAAGCTCCTTCCCCCTTGGAGTTTAATTGCTTAAACTATTGTAAATCTGCATCGTTGAGTTCAATGACAGCATAGTTGTTAGCCATTGCAACACCGACACCGATAATCTTGTGTGCTTCCCATTTTTCAGAACCAACTGCGTTGGTGTTCTTTTTAATGTACATTTCGCCTTTAAGAGCTACTTTGACTGGTTTTGCACCAGATGGAAGTACGAAGACATATTTACGATCATAGATCCATTTTTCATTTGAACTATCAACTAAGTAGTTTGGTAATTCAACGACACGGACACCCTTATAGAGTTTGATAATTCCGTATTGTCTACGATCTTTTGCATCTTCGAGTTCTGGATGTCCTGAAACACCATCATTCCAGAGGTCTGCTAATGCTTCGAATGAACCGAAGATTGTTGGGACACCGTATTGTTTTACTTTTGGTAAAACTTTATCAAGTGCAGCACCTAAAGCAGATTTTGTTGTTGCTTCTGGTTTGATTGCTCCACGACCTGCAGCACCTACGCCTGCTGCTAAAGCGTCGAAGACTTCTTTATAGACGGCTTCTTCAAATCCTTCGAGAACGTTGGAGAAGAGTTCGCCTAATGACATTGTGCCAAGAATAATTTCTTCGAGTGTGCAGAATACACCGACAGTTTCGACGTGTGTTTCAAGACCAAAGTATCTTGAATCAAGTCTTGCTGCACGATAGATACCAGCACGTGAACCTCTTGAAATTGTTAATTTAGCACGATTTTTTCCAATTTTTTCAATGTTGAAGAGAACTTCAGCATCACGTGCGAATGATTTGACTTCTGCGTATTCGCCAAGAACTGCTTGTAATTTCTTTGGTAAGATTTCATCAACAGCTTCTTCGATTAATGCGAATGCATCAGCTTCTTTTGCACGAATTTCTCTTGGGCTTGAGTTTTCATCAAGTCCTAATTCTTTCATGATTGCATTGACTGCAGCTGTGTTAACGTCTTCAGCAGAGAAGTTAGCACTTGGTGTATTTGTAAGGGCTGCAATAAGACCTAATTTAAATTCTTTTTCCATTGTACTCTACCTCTCTAATTAACCGATGAACATATAGTGATGTGCACTAGTGCCATCTGCTAATTCACTGCATTCATAGAAATCATCTTGTCCATATTGTTCAACTGATGTTGAGATTTCAACGATACGGCCTTCGATACAAACATCTGATGGATCCATATCTGACATCCATTCATCACCTGGAATTAATTGAACAAGACGTGGGCATTCTTCTTTAGGATTAACAGCAAAGAATCTGTCTCCTTTGAATAATGTATTTAAAGGTTCTGTGTAGTGAAGGAATAAGACCTTTGTATCACTACCAGCTTTGACGATACCATCTGCGCTAATTCCGCAAATATGACCATTTTCCATTTTTCCGTCTCTTGTGAGTAATGCTGCAGTTGCTGATGAAGCAATATTCATTTGTGAGACAACGAAACCTGGTTGTAAACCCTTGAGGGTATTTGGTTCTACTTGATGGTATGTTGGTAAATAATCTATAATCATTTATAATACCTCTTTCTATAAACTATAAGTTCTTTTGAACTCATGAGTCTAGTGAATCTTGTTTTTTCTCTTTAATATTTAGAATAGGAGCAAAAGAGAATGCTCTTTCGGCTCTAGGTTTTTTGAGCTCTTCTTCAGCATATTGTTTATATGCTTTCAAGAGTTCAACTTCGAGTTCGTCTTTAGACTTCATATCAACAGAAGCCATGAAGTTATTATATTCTTCTTCAGACAAATTATCCTTATAAGAGTTAATTAAGCCGATTTTTTCTTCTCTTTTAAGGGTTTCAAATTCTGCTCTTTCACTTTCAGTAAATGAGGTAGAACTTGAATTCTCTTCTTGTTTTGGTTCTTCATTTTCTACGCTCACTTTCGTAACGTTTTCAGTGACTTCAGTGACTTCAGCGTTTGAAACTTGCGCTGC